GTGTTTACTAAACTCTCTCCGATACTGTTTCTTTCAATATATCTATCCTTCAAAGTACCGTTTTTCTGTTCATATGTAACTGTTACATATTTTAAGAAGTTCCACTCACAAATTATATCTTCTAATGGAATGCCTAATGCCTGTCTTACTCCCTCTGCATAAATTACTAACTGTCCGCATTCAGCATCAATCTTTTGTCCTGAATATTTTGTACTTGTCTTCCAGTCAACAATCCTAATTCTAGTTCTTTCATTACCATTATCATCTTGGTATTTTTCTGTAAATAAGAAGTCAATATATCCCTGTAATACAATATCTTCACTAATCCTAATAGTTATAAAATGCTCAATTCTATGCGGCTTCTTTATAACATCATGGTTCCTAAAGAAATGACGAATACAATTTTCATATTTATTTGCGATTTTCTCATTCTTTTCAGAGTCGTTTCTATCATATTTCAGTTCTGCAATATTCATTGTCAAAAGCGAATCCTCATATAAATCAATCATATCTTCATGCTTAATTTCGCCTTTGTAGAATTTTTCTATAATATCGTGACAATATCCACCTGATACAGCATAGATACCATTTGTTCTATCTTCTTTTTCATGCAATATATATTTTAAAAATGCTTCCCAATGATCCTGTTTGTAACAATGGTATTTACTCCAGCTATCAAGAGTTTTTACATTTAATTGCTTACAAATTTCATTTAACTCTTCTTTGGTTTTTCTTGCCAATCCATCAATAATCTCCTTTCTTTCTCATCATATATTGTTCTGTGTTTTAACATAAACTCATATATTTTGTTAGGCATATCTGCCGGACTATCTTTGCTTCCTTCTTTAATCAATCCCCATCTATCATACATATAAGATACTTTTCTGATAGGATAAAACTTATCACACTCTTTTCTCACCAAATTAATATCAATACCCTCATCAAGAGCAATGATAATCTCAACATTCAAACTAATTAAAATTTTTACTTGTTCTGGCGAAAATTCACACTTGCCTATTGCAGTTGCAGTCCCATCTTTTCTTGAATATCTTTTTAATACAGATTTTTGAGCTTCTAAACAAACAACATAGCCAGCTTCTTGAATTGTTTTGTAATTCTCATTCAGTCCATAAACATTTTCGCTACGAGAATATGTGTTTGATAATTTAAAAAATTTAGGAATGTCTAACATTTCATAATTTTCTATGGTAGTTCTGCCGCTAACCCCTATATACTCATTATCATCTCCGTCCCATTTACGTTCCGGTATGACAATTCTTTTTCTATCGTATGAATATCCAATATTAAATCTCTTACAAGCAAACGGCATTACACCCTCTCTAACCCAACCAATATAAGGTAGATCCACATATTCTTTCATACAGGAATCATCATATATTGGAATATCTTTATCAAGTGTATGCCGTTTTCTCTTTACCTTCTTAAAGATTTGTAATGGATCATTTTTCTCTTCATCTTTATTACTGCTTTTATATGTGTAATTCAGCCCCAACATTTTATGTATATATTTATTCGCTTTCCCAAATGATAGGTTTTTTATATCCATTACTACTGTGAATATATCACCAATCTTATTTCCTTCTGCACATCTGATAGCAGATGACAGATTATTTTTCTTTACACATACAGCAGTTTTGTTTGTACCTTCAGGCAAGGCGGCTCGCCATTCACCCTGATATTCTTTAATATCATGACATCCTAACGATTCCAAAATTGTGAATATACAATCATTTTCAATTATGTACTCTTTTAGATCATCTGCATTAATGTATGCTCACCGCCTTTTCTTTAAAAATCTACTGGTACAGAAGTAAAACCAACTTCTTTTAATAAATTTCTACTCATATCGTGTTCTACTACAATCTGAACACTATTTGCAGCACCTTCCCTATTTTTTACAATGAATAATAACTGGTAATGTTTATCATGGTCTAAATTCACAGGAATTTTTGACTTACCATTTTTACCTTCTAACTTGTAAACTTTTAAAGCATTTTTTTCACCTGTATATTCATCATCAAAAACATCACGGATCATAATACAAGTGCTTGCAACATCAATAATATTCTTTGCCTGTCCAATATTATCTTGACTATAAAACCGTTGCCTTGCTGATGATTTTGCTAACTGAAATGTGATTACAATATGTACATCTTTACCACCATCTGTTTTTACAGTATCGTAAATATCAACCATTGCCTGTTGCATTTCTAGCCACATCTTATCATTTCTGCTTCCTGAGTCTGCTTTGAATGTATCAAGAATGAAATATTTAACACCTAAACTGGCATATTTTTTTATTACTTTAATCGCCTTATCAGTACGATATTTATTAAATGGAATAATTGTGATGGTATTATCACTTGCCTTAGACTTGATCCAATCTGCACATTTTCTGAGCATTTCCATTACTTCATCACTATACTTGCCATCTCTAACAACAAATTTCTGTAAATCAAACTTATAAATATTATTTGCAACCCAAACGAGTAATTCTCTTTGCCATTTCTTCTTTCCTTCCTCATTAAGCATAATCACAAGTTTGTCACCATTTTTAATAGTTGTAGGGATACATAACGACCTAGCAAGTGTAGTTTTACCCATATTGGATAAACCGCCAATTAAAGTAATATTGCCAGTTAATTGTCCACCAGTTTCTTTATTCAAAAGCGGCATATCATGATATGGAAGTCCAACAGCAGTACCACGATTCAGTTCCTCAATTAGTTCATCTATACCATCATCAATAGAATATGACTTTGTTTCTTCATCTGCATTTATAAAAATGTGATTTAAAATTGCTTCATACTCTACATAAATATCATCTAATGACATATCAGCAAATTCGCTCAACCTGTCATATACTGGAAACTTATTTTTTAACAATAACAGAACCGTATTCCACTTATTTAGTTCTGCTATATACCCGTTTATATTCTCAATCTTTACATACTCAGTAGCCTTTTCAATCGTGTCAAATCCACCATACTCATCATATTTCTGCTTTAATTTGCTGTGTTTCTCTAAATATAATCCAATGGTAATTTCATCAAGAGTGGACTTTCTTTCTTTAATAACTATGTCAAAGGCAATCTGCCAATAAACTCTCCATGTGTTCTCTGTAAAATCTTCAAGTTTTAGCTGATAATCATACAACAAATCAGGTTTTTTATAGAATATGGAAACAATATTGGCTTCACAAGCAAGTTTGTATTCCTTAACTGTTTTAGCTGCTTTGATAAGTTCTTCCTGAAAAGGAGTTGGTTTCTTCTCATTTTTACTTTGAGCCAATTATTCCCTCCTAAAACAAGTTTTTTAATCTGTCATTTACATCTTTTGTCTTCTTTGTATAATCTGCCCCTTGGTTAAACTGATTTTCAAATGACTCATTCTGTATTTTTTTCTCCTTCTTTTTTGCCTGTTGCAATCGAATATATACATCATTGATTTCAGGTTCAACCATTTTGACAATCAGATTGATTTTATGATTTTCGTCTTTGATCTTGGTTTCGTTTTTTGTAAGATAATCAACTATCTTTCTCTTACATATTTTGAATGCACATAACAATGTATAATCATCATAGCAAGCATTACTTTCTATATTATTATTTGCAATATGTTGACCTTTTTTTAATCCTTGAAGTTTCAAGACAAGATATGTTGGAACTTTCATATTGTCATCATATTGCAGGATTTCTCGCTTTACATATTCACAAAGTTCAATCCAGTCTTTATTCTTAGGTTCTTTCTTTGCACGAGCCAAATTACCACCTCTAATCTATTTGCCCTGGTATAATATTTACACCAGAGCAAATACATATTTTTATCATTTTTTATCCCAACTGCAACTTTGTGAAATCAATTAATTCAGTTAAATCCTCAACAGTCTGCAATTCAATCTTCTTAATATCAATCTTCTTTTCCTTGATAAGACCATTGATCTTACTAATTGCATCCATGTTCTTGTCATCTTTAAGCTGTTTCATCATATCCTTCCACTCGTTAGCAAGTGCCTCTGCCTTATCAGCTTTATCTACCATTGATTCAGTTGAAGTCTTTAGGTCATTTTTATAAGATGTCTTATTAGTCTCAAGACCATTCATTGCATCATAGTAGTCTTTCCAAATATCAAAACAAGGATTTTCAATCTGTTCTCCTACCTTTGTTACACCGGTTCTATCCTTAATAACCTCTGCCCAGAATGACACATTTCCATCTTTATCTTTCTTTGTATAATGCCGAAGGATCGTATCATAATCAAACTTTACAGACTTGTGCATATCAGGCTTATAACCAATTGTCTTTTTGCCCTCGTCATCTTTAATCTCTACTTCCTGTGCAACAGATACAATATGTGTACCCTTAGAAGAAAGGTCAATCTTTGCTTGCTGAAGTTTCATATTAATAATCTTAATACGTCCCCACTGTTTTACACTGATACCAGCATCATCAACATCTCCACCCTTCTTTCTGGCACGTCTCTCTTCTACCTCTGTTGCTCCAATCTGCATTGTGTTGTAAAATTTAGTCTCCGAGTCAATAGACAACGTTGAAATACTGCCATCATATTCACCACTAATGAATGCATCCAAATCTGTCTCTAATTCATCCAGATCAGAAGTATTATCTACCATAATCAAATTATTATATGTATTACCATTATTCAAAGAAATGTCTTTACCTTCATAATGAGCAATACCTGTCTCTGAGTCGATACATGCTACTTTAGGAAAAGTAAGCTGGAAAGTGGACTTACCACTTCCAGACTCACCATAACTTAAAAACTTACCACCAATCTTTGCCGCTTTTGCCTGTCTAAATGCCATCTACTATATACCTCCTGAATTACATATTATCTAACATTGCAAGTAAATCATCTTCTTCTGATACCTCATCGGAATCAGACTCATTATTCTCTGTGTCATCTACTTCTACACCAGCATCATTAAGAGCCTGTGCATAGAAATACAAATCTGTATCTTCATATTTTGCTTCTTCAAAAGCAACAGTAGGCTTTCTTTCATCATCCTGTCCAACGTATGTAATATCAGGCTTGATAATAACCATTCTACGTTCACGATTATTACCACCAACAGCGCACTTAGCCTTTGCCTCTTCTTCAGAATACAATCCCATCTCAATTAATTCCTTGATGTCATCTGGAATATCATCTTCTGTTATATTTACAATAGCCGCACCCTCAATCAGATTACCCATTACAGTCAAAACATTGATAGTTCCCTTTTTCTTTACCTTGAAGAATTTTTGTAACATCTTTGTAGTGATTTCAGGATTATCATTGATAGCAACCTCAAACGTCTTTGGATAAGTAACATTCTTTTTGATTTCTACCTTCTTACCATCGATCTTAGGCTTGCCAACATAGTCAACGACATAAGTATTCAGAGCAATCGTATTTTTTTCAGGATCTTTCTTACCAATACTGTCAAAGTCGAGTAAAATTGTCTGTGTAAAAGTTGCCTTAAAATCCGCTTCGTCTTCTACCTTGGAAAGTACAATAGACGTAATTTCCTTCTTAACAGTTACATTGTCTTCATATTCGCTGTATCCGATATTACCCTTGACATTGACAATCATGCCATCCTCAAGATGCTCGTTCAGATATTCAACAGCGTCATATGCACTCAAGAATTTCTTATATACGGTCTTGCCCTTAACATCCTTTTCAACACCTACGGTAATGAAAGATGTATCTGCGATTGTATCCAGAAGATCATCATTAAATCTATCTTCCCAAGCAACCTCTACCTGTACACTCTTGCCATCTCCATCTTTGTCATCTTTGCTAAATCCCCTAAGAATATTATCATCGTCCGGGAAGAAACCGCCTCGCATTTCACCATAAACCATATTGCCATTACCGCAGTCTACACCGAGATACATCTGGTTATCTGTCCATCCAGAATCATATGAATTGTCGAGATTAAATGTCTTATCAGTGACCTTTGCTTTACCAACCAGTGTAAATGCTGCCTTGCCCTTCTTGAGAGCCTTTCTTTCTTTACTTTTTGCCAAATTTTAAATCCTCCTATTATGTAAAATATTTTTAAAAATTATGATAAACAGCCCTTTGGGGACTGGAACATAGGATTAAATCTATATAAAATCTATCCCAATAAAACAGCTACTTTATAGCTAAAATCAAATTGGCTGTTTCCTCTTTCGGTGGTTACTACTAATCCTGCGATTGTGCAGTTTATTTGCCACCTTGTCCTTACTGGACATTTAACTGCCATGTACAAGACAGCACCAATTTTGGCGTCAATTTAACTATGGGTGAGCTGTATCGCACCTAAAAACGAATATTATGAAGTTGTAAATGGAAATAATTTTGATGAATTTTTGTTGTATGTTTTATTTCTACTTTCCCTGTTTATCAGACCGCCAAATCTGATATAACAGTTTGTCATGAATCTTATACAATATTCGGGACATACTTATTTACTATTGTATTCTTTTTATCTTTGCAAATAATATTTAAATTTTCATAAATCGTGTTCATTTACTTTTTTCCTTTATTTTCTTTCTTCTCTTTTTCCTCTTGTGCTCTCTTCAAGAGTTCGTTCTCCATTTTTTTTCATAATACTTCTCATTTTACCTACTGGCTTACATGTAATTCCCATATATTTATTCTCCTTCTATTACTTCTAAGATTCCAGTAATTTCAGATTTAGGTGCCTTTACTGTACTATTGTCTTTCATTTGAATCATAATAAAATCCCCATCTTCTTT